AAAACCACTGACCCAAGCCTTACACATACGCTCACAATCGTGTACGTTGCGTTCCCATTTGTTGTTTGGTGACAGTGCAGCCATCACACCTATCACAGTGTTTACGTTTGTATCTGTGCGACTAGCTATAGCGTATGCGTATCTCTTAGCTCTATCGTACCACTCTACACCGTTGATTATGTCATGTGTAGTAGCTCTACGGTATACTTTGAGTATGTTTCTAACGTGTTGCGTCATTGCCTTGCTCCAATTCTTTTACTAATTTAATCATATCTGATATTGAATGGAAAATATATTTCCTGTCAAGTTCATTCTGAATGTTATCCAAAACTTTATTGAATTCATTGTGTAAAAAGTTAGTTGTCAAGCCATAAGCAACCCATTGTTCAGGGCTGTTAAGCTGATCTGTCAAGTCATCTATAGTCTCTGGTGTAGCGAACAATCCGTTGCGCTCATATCTTTGGCCGTCACTTAGTATTTGCATATTATATACTCCAATTTATAGCTATCTCATCGCCAGTTTTAGGACAGTTGTAGAAACCATCTGCACCTATATCTTGCTTGTGATCCTGCTTTAGTATCTCTATGAAATGTTTCTCATCTTTAGCCTCGATAATATCAAAGCTTACACCATAATCACTTTCAATATAAAATTCGTATTTTGCATATTATATACTCCAATCTATTTCACAAGACACAACAGCAACCCATATGTCAAGCATAAGTTTAGGTTGGCCTAAATTAATCGCTGTTGTGCCCAAGAAAAAGACACTCTTTATCCTATGACGGGCTGATTCAAGTCACCGTTCTATAAAGTGGGCTTTCACACTTCTGTTGCTGTATGCTATATAGTTTTGGCTCTATAGCACGTATACCTGCGTCACTTCCATCAGACAGCTTTACTAGTTCCTTAGTCTAGTTCATTTGGTCAGCTTGTGAACATCCATTCACTATGGCTTGTTTTAGTTTTTTATTTCTATATTCAGTCTTTCAGTTTGTTTTTAGTTAGTCAAGTATTTATTTTTTAGTCTGTTTGGTGGCTCACATGTCGCACCTTGTAGTATGTAGGACTTGATTACACCTACGGAGCTTGTAAGGTCAAAAGTAGTGACTAATCTAGGCGTACCGTAGCTGTCATACTTTGGTTTGACTTTCCGTCATGACTGTATCTAAGACACAGCCAAAAGAGATAGTCAAGTTTTTTTTTACCAAGCCTCAAGACAATCAAACATGTACTCTCTATCGTATTTGTTATCAAGCATATGTTCAAAAAACTCTATCTTTGTAAATCCTAAATCTTTAACTTCCTTAGCGTATTCTTTCGGCTCTTTGATTATTTCCATTTTGTTTTTCCTTTCGATGTAATCAAGGTGACATATCAGAAAAATTAAAGCAATAGATATTTTCAATTATTTTATAAGTCATTGTTTTTAAAGTAAAACAAATTAGTAATTCAGTATTTGTTCTAGTATCTAGTGACATGTTCCTGATTCGTTCTAACTTTTTATTTGTATATATACTGTGTCACCAAAGTTATAACAAAGGTAAGTGTTATTGACCTAAGTAAAACCCAAGTGTTATAACATAACATTGTCATAGAAAACAGTGGTTTAGCTTTGGTGAGGGGTTTGTGATCACATTTCCCATACAAAATACCTAAGTCTCACTAAAGTTTATCCATTTGTGATCACATTGCAGGCCTAGGGGTAAACTTTTGTGATCACAAAGGGTATGACCAAGGGGGTTGTGGGGTATCCGTATGTATGTACAATGTGACAAAAAATTATCTCACTAAAATTTCACTAATGCAAAAAAATAGGCCCACCAAGTATTAACCTGAGTGAGCCAGACGTAGAAAACATAAGTGTCCTTAGGGTACTATTGACATATTATTATTAATAATTATAATTATATATATACATATACACTATAGCCGCCCCAAGGCATAATTTATTATACCAATGTTTTTAACTCTTGTCAAGCACAAAATGTAAAAAATATAATTTTTTTAGAAAATGTTGTAAAAGGGCTTGACAACCAAAACGAATCATGATACTATTCGAATCAGTTGTACTAAGAAAAGGATTTATACTGTATGCCATTATTTGTAATGAGCCAACTAAAAGGTCCAAATGGCAAGTGTAGAACAAAGAGTTTATTCTATGAGTTGTCATACTACGACACCACTGATGTTATCTTTACAACAAAAGAACAAGACATAACAGTCAAAGGTAAGGCTTATGTGTCTCTACAACAACTATTTATAAATATGGTTCCTAACGATCCTACTGAGTACGAGTTCGCTATGTCAGTCTTTGGGTCATGGGAAGTATGGAAAACTATTTCAGAAGCTCCACAACTTAAACCTTTTGTAACTAACTGGAGAAACGAAGTAGTTGTCAAAGTTAAATCACAAGCAATACAAGCTATAGCTGAAGAGATGAAAAGCAACGGAAGAAGCTCGTTCTCTGCAGCCAAACTTCTATTGGATAAAGGTTGGTTAGACAATGATACAGCCTCACAAGCTAAAAAGAAACTTCAAGCTAAAGAACAACAAGAACAAGACAAACAAGCTTTGTCATTATTAGAGAATGATGCCCAACGATTAGGATTAAAGGTTAACTAGAGTATGGCTAAAAAACCTACTATAACAACTATCACATCAGGCTTTGCTTCAATAAACACACTGAATAGTAATTTTAGTGCGTTGAGAGAAGCTTTTGATAATACATTGTCAAGAGATGGTAGCACACCTAATACTATGTCTGTTGACTTTGATATGAATAGTAAAGATATAATCAATGTCAATACTATAAAAGATGCTACAGGTACAGACGTTCTAGCTTCACTAAGGTCTACTATTGATGAGTTTTCAGATTTATACTTAGGCTCTCAGGCTTCAGACCCATCAGTAGATAATGATGGTGATCCTCTAGTAACAGGGGCTATTTATTTCAATACCACAACTAATGCTCTAAAAGTTTACAATGGAGCAAGTTGGGGTACAGGTGTCGTATCAGCAACTGTCAGTGGAGATGAAAACACAGTCCAAGGAGAAAACTCTTGGAGTGCCAGTGTAAACACACTACTTGCAGACGGTAATACAGGCTATGGCTATGGTGTGTTTGCTAATGTTGATACAGCAAGTAATAACGTAGCAGTAGGTGCTTACTCTTTAGAGAACTTGACCACAGGATTTGCTAATGTAGCTTTGGGTTACAGAGCATTAGAAAATACAACAATAGGCGGCAACAATGTTGGTATAGGCCGATACGCATTACAGAACGTAGGTAACGCAGCAGGAACAGGAAGTTTTAATATAGGTATAGGCGAGGAAGCCTTACAACTATTAGTTTCAGGTGGTAATAACATAGCCTTTGGTTTTCAGGCAGGACATGATAATGTTTCAGGGGATTATAATTTCTTTGCAGGTAAGAGTGCAGGAAAACATATTACCTCTGATGACAACATAGCCATAGGTCAAGAAGCTCTTGAAGGGGTTAGTGGTTCTTCTACAGGAAGCGACAACATAGCTTTAGGTAAAAGAGCTATAGAAAAAATAACTACAGGTTCTGCTAATATAGCCTTAGGCTTTGAAGCTTTACAAGAAGTTAACACTGGTTTTCAAAACATAGCACTAGGCTACCAATCAGGTGAAGAAGTAACCACTGGTCAAAGAAATATATTTATAGGCCATCAAGCAGGAGATGATATACAAACCTCAAGCAAGGGTATGATACTTGGTGGTTTTGGTGGGTATGGTGCTCTTGTCAATAGACAGCCTGACATGAGGACTACTGACGGTAGGATTATTGTTTCAGACCAAGACGGTAACATAAGACTCTCAATAAAAGAAGATGGTAAAGTTGGTATAGGTGACGCTCACTTTGCCAACACTCTTCTTGAACTAGGCGGTGATAATAGTACAGTTGCAATAGGTGAAGCAACCAACATCCTAAGACTTACAGACACAGACGATACAGTTATAGCTGATCAAGTCATGGGTAGAATTGAATTTGCTAGCCAAGATGGAGGGGGTGCAGCAGGTCCAAAAGCTTCTATACAAGGCGCAGCTACAGACACCACACCATCAGCCAAACTAGTCTTTTCCACCTCAGATGGAGCATTAGCAGCACCAGAATCAAGGTTTGTCATAGATGACTTAGGTAGAGTTATAGTAGGTGCTGACAACACTACAGGTACTGCTAACTCATTTACTTACGCTACTGAGTATTTTCAAGTACAAGGAGCCAGTGACAATACTTCAGGTATTGTTATAGGTAGGTCATCTGTTGATGCAAATGGTGGTCATCTTACTTTTTACAAAACTAGAGCAGACGAATCAGGACTTGAAACTATAGGTGCAGGTGCTGATGTAGATGATAATGATGTCCTTGGTAATATAAATTTTAAAGGAAGAACAAACTCAGGGGCTACTATAGGTGCTAAGATATCTGGAGAGATAGACGGTACTGTAGGAACAAACAGTGCACCTGCTGCAATAACATTTCATACTATGGAGGATGGAACAACTTCTCTAGTTGAAAGAATTAGAATAGCAGGGAATGGTAAAGTAGGAATAAATAATAATGATCCTACAGCACCTGTTCATGTAAAAGTAGGGGATGGTTCTGACAACCTTACAGGTGGTTTTCTTATTGAAGGTGACAACGCAGGAGCCTCTAGCTCACCTGATTTAACCTTATATAGAAATTCTGCCACACCTGCTGATAATGACTTTATAGGTGGTCTTTGGTTTTACGGTAACAATTCTAACGGAGATGCTCACATTTATGGTGGTGTCAATGCCCAAATGTTGGATGTTACAGCAGGGGATGAAGAATCAAGAATAATTATACAAACCATTCAAGACGGTGCTACACGAGAAACAGTTAGTATAGAAGCCCACGCTACTAGATTTTTAGGTGGTGATAGTCTATTTACTTCATATCATAGCGTTGGTTTAATTAGGAATGATACTTCAACTGTTACAGACGACATCTTAGGTATAGTAGGTTTTGGTCACACTGATGGCGCACCAGATTTTCCTGATCAAACAGGGGTACAACTTCCTGTTTCAATCAGAGGTATTGCTGCAGAAACAATGAGTGACTCTGATGATGGAGCTAGACTAGAGTTTTACACAAAAGCTGTCAATGATAATAAAAATGTAAGCTCTACGTTAAGATGGACAATAGAAGCTAACGGTGACCTTACCTCAGAAGGTGGTGATCTTTACATGGGTTCTAACACAATCCATGATATAGCTACTATTGATAATTCTGCTGCATCAATGACTATAACGTCTACGTCTAATGAAAAACTAGTCTTATCTGGATCAACAGACCCTTACATTCGTTGGCAAGAAGGAACAACGAATAAAGCATATATTCAGTGGCAAAGCGCAGGTGCTTTAAAGTTTGTAAACCAAGAAAGTGGAAACTTCTTGTTTAGCACTGATATTACTGGTGAACCTAATTTAATGCTAATGAGAAATGACACCACCACTAGTTCTGGTGAAATTCTTGGTTCTTTAAATTTCGGACACACAGACGGAACTCCCGATCCCCCCACTCAAACAGCGGCTCAAATGCCTGCTAGAATTGTTGCAAAAGCAAGTGAAACCACAGGTTCTAGTGATGATGGAGCTAGGCTTGAGTTCTATACTAAGCCAATAAATGGCGATAAAACCACAGACAGTACACTAAGAATGTCAATTGAAAATAACGGTTACATGGAAATGTTTAGCCGTTTAGACATGAACAACAACGACATTCAAGGTGTTGACCAGATATTTCATCATGGTGATACTAACACATATATGCAGTTCCATGCGTCTGATCAGTGGCGTGTAGTTGTTGGTGGGACAGAAAGACTTGAGGTAAAGAACTCATCACCTCATGTTTTGGTAACAGGTGATCTTAGTGTTACTGGTTCAATAATAGGATCAACAGGAGGTGGTGCAAATGTTTGGGCATCTTGGGATGGAGCAGGTACAGCTTCGTTAAGGGCTGATGTAGGAGTTAGCTCTTTGTCAGATCAAGGTACAGGTAGGTACTACTTAAATATATCACCCTCTGCTCCAAGTCTTAACTATGCAACTACTGGTGACACATCTAACAACGATCCTGTCTATACAACTAACAATGACTTTGCGACAACTTTTGGTCGAGGTCACAACACAACCACAGCTAGAATAGAGGCACTTTCCTCTTACACCTATGCACCATCTCCGCGTGATGGCGGCAACTACTGTTCAACTTTGGCGTTTTGGTTGTGACCGATTACAGAGTAATATATGATGATCCTGATTATCCAGATGAGCCAACTGCGGTTTTAGCACCAAGCGAAAACTGGATGAAGATAGCAATGGAAGGTAATTTACCTCCTGTTTCTGTTTTTTGGAAATTGCAAGATGCTGAACAAAAAGCAATACAAGAGGGACGACACGCTACATTTAAGCATGATAAAGATGACTATGAGGCACAATGGGATGCACCAAGAATCGGTCCTCTTACAGAACAACAAGCAATAGAATACGTTTGTATGAAAGACTTACCTAGAAGATGTTGGGCAGAAAAACACAACAGACCAATGTTTAGAATTGTACATAAGGATCAAATACCTGATGATAGAAGTTTTCGTAATGCGTGGGAAATGATATGAGTGAAAATTATGTTGCTTTAGGTGGTTCAGATTATGACATTGAGGACTACACTTTACCTTCAGAAAGAACCTTTCGTGAAGCGTGGGATGCTCCTTCAGGTTCTGTTATTAGCGTTAATATGGATAAAGCAAAAGATATATGGCGTGATAAAATAAGAGAGCATCGTGTGCCTGAGTTTGAAAAGCTAGACAGTGCTTTTATGAAAGCATTAGAAACAAACGCATCTACTACACAGATAGTAGCGGATAAACAGGTATTGCGTGATGCTACTGTACACTCTGATATTAATGGAGCAACTACACCAGATGAATTAAAAGCAGTTCAACCAATACCAAATGTAACTATAACATAAGTTTTCAATTAGTCAAAAAGGAGAAAGAAATGACTGATAATAAAACTGTAACTATCAATGAAGTTGAATATAGATTAGATGACTTTACTGATAAACAGCTAATGCTTTTTAATCATGTTAATGATTTAGAAAGAAAAATAAAAAGTTCAAGATTTAATATGGATCAGCTTTTAGTAGGAAGAGATACTTTCGCTGAACTACTAGTAAAAAGTCTTGAAGAAAAACCTGAAGAAGACAGCGAAAAAGAAGCTGCCTAAACTTTATGTCAACTCTTGAGCAAATACGAATAGCTGCTGAAAGTGATCTTGTAACATTTATAAAGCTAGTAGCACCAGAGCAGGTACTAGGGCAAGCCCACGAAGATGTCTGTAACTGGTGGATAAGACCTGATTCAAAGACTCATCAGTTATTACTTTTTCCTAGAGATCATGGTAAGTCAAGATTAATTGCTTTTCGTGTAGCTTGGGAGTTGACAAAGAACCCAACATTGCGTATACTATACATATCAGCTACAGCTAACCTTGCTGAGAAACAACTAGGCTTTATCAAAGGCATACTTACATCAGAGATATACAGAAGGTATTGGCCTGATCACGTAAACTTTGATGAAGGTAAACGAACAAGATGGACTAACTCAGAGATTATGTTAGACCATCCATTAAGGAAGAAAGAAAATGTTAGAGACCCTTCGATCTTTACTGGTGGACTCACTACTTCGCTTACAGGCTTGCATTGTGACATTGCTGTCCTCGATGACTGCGTGGTGTATGAAAATGCTTACACAGGTGAAGGACGCAATAAAGTCAAAAGTCAATACTCTCTTCTCTCGTCTATTGAAGGTGCTGAAGCGAAAGAGTGGGTAGTAGGAACTAGGTATCACCCTGCTGATCTGTATAACGATCTACTGCAGATGACAGAGGATCAGTACGATCCAAGAGGTGATAAGATAGGTGAGGATAGTATCTACGAGATATTTGAGAAACCTGTAGAAGAACGAGGTGATGGCACAGGTGAGTTCCTTTGGCCTAGAACCCAACGCAAAGACGGTAAGTGGTTTGGGTTTGACATGAAGATACTAGCCAAGAAGCGTGGTCAGTACCTAGACAAAGGACAGTTTAGAGCACAGTACTACAACGATCCTACAGACCCTGACAACGTACCTG